TTCTAGCAATATATCTTACATTACCTGAACTCGCTTGTGTGAAAGGATCTCTCATAATTGAAAGATTTACTCTGTCCACAATCATATATGCTCTTCTTATATCACCAAACACTACTGGTAAAGTACCATCAGCGATGTCTGCCAAGTCTGATGCTTCAACAACTGGGTGTCCTAATAAATTAGAACCGATTCCCATTTGGTAAATTCCAGGTTGGAAAATATATTGTCCACTGGCATCTTTTAACTTTCTTATTGCAGAAAGAGTTGATCTATTGAACAACCATGTTGCGTTTCTCATATATTCAGATTTGATGTTATGTGCTGCACCGATTAAATCGTCTGCTGCTAAAGCATCATTTGCTGCAGTTGTAATAGTTCCAACACTAGCATTCGTGATAAGACCTTGTGGCTTACCGATTGAATCACCAGATATGAAAGCATTTCCCTCTGCTTTTGCAAATTGTTCTGTGAACTCTGCGTTCATTTCTGCTTCAAGATTGAAAACTGAATCTTCAAGTTCTTGTTCAGAAATATCTACTAGAGCATATACTTCGTGAGCTGGAATTTCTTCCAAACCTACAGTGTATCCAGTTGTTTCACTTCTAGTGCCTTGTTCTGCAACCCATTGTGCTGAAAAAGTTCCTGTTCTTTTTGGAACTTGTACGCTTCTTTGAGTTGTTGTTCTTACTCTAGCTAGTGATCTTACTGGGCTATACTCTATGATGCCTTTGATTAACTCTCTCACATACTCAGGTGGAGCTAGGTAACCAGCTGTTGCATCGTTAGATACAGTTAAAACTTTAACCTCATCAGGTGAAAGTCCTTCTTTTCCCTCTCTTAACCATTTATCGTAAACTTTCTTTTGCATTGATTCAGCTGGTGAACCTTTACCAAAGTCAGGTCTTGATACAATAGTTTCAAGTCTTGCCATTTGCTCTTGTTGTGCCTTTTGCGAAAGTTCGTTTGCTTTCAATGATTTCTCAATGTCAGCATACTTATCTAATTCTTTGTCGATTTTAGATAACTTTTCTTCCGTCACAGGATCAGAAGCACCTTTGCTTTCGATCTGTTTTAGTCTTTCATCATTTGCGTTTTTGAAAGATTCAAAAGTTTTACCAAGAGTTTCTACAGCAGATTTTACTTCGTTATTATCCATTGTTATTTCCTCTTTGTTATTGTTTAATTATGTCAGCGACTTTGTTTATTAAGTCAGCTAACTGTTTGTTGTCATCACCAGCATCTCGCTGAGATAAAGACTCAGATAATGCTTTTGCACCAATCTTAGCCTCTGTCCGAGAAAGACCTCCTGCCTCACGCAAGATTTTTTCCCACTCTCGAATATTTTTAGCATTACCTTTTACAGTTTCAATCAAAGCACTTTCGTTCATTGGGAAAGTTACTAAACTGATTTCCATAAGATCAACTTCTTTAAGAGTTCTAGTACCTCTTTTACTTTCGTTGTATCCTTGCTTTTCAGGGTCTGCTCTAAATCCTATTGACATACCATCTAATGCACCCATCTTTAATAGTTCGTATGCTTCACGACCTTTTTGAGTACCCATAGCTAGTTTGCCTTTTACGAATAAACCTTTTTCATCTTCGTACATATCCTCAAATACTCCGATAGGTTCATCTGTTTTATGTTGATATAATAATTTTACTTTTCTTGCTGGTCTTTGTTCTAAAGATTTTGTGAATGCACCTTTTTGCATTATATCACTACCTTGATCTTCATTACCAAATATAGAACCATAACCAGTAAAAGTTCCTTTTTCGCCATTAGCTTTTACTTCTGAATGAAAGGTTAATTTTTTAATTTCTGTATCGCATTGACAAACTCCGTCATCTTGACATACACAAACACTTTTCATTGGTTTCTTTTTAGGTTTCTTATGATACTTATCTTCTTCTTCTTCTGATCCATAACCTTTGCTAATTGCTTCTTCATAAGCAGAGTGTGTACCACAAGGCATAAAAATTGTTTTGCCATCTTTATCCATACTGTGAACACCTACACAACCTATCTCTTTAGCTTTATCTCTAGCTTCAGTGGGGTTGTCAAACATATCTTCTTCTCTTGCTTCTTTCATATCATCTTCTGGTTTTTTTGCTTTAGATGAGATAACATCTGTCAAAGACTTTATAGCTTGTCCCATCTTTTCTATATCGTTCATAGAATATTCCTCCTGTTTTCTATTTTCGTATTGAGAACTACATACTGCTAATCTTTGATCAGTTGCTGGATATTCAGAAGTAGTCTTGTCATCTGACATACATCTACTCATAAAATCCTCTCTCGTTTCATTATTATTTGGTTTTACTAAAGGCATTATTATCTTTTAATTAATCCTCTAACTTTTTTTACCCATTTGTATTTATCGTTACTTCTACAAATACATATTCCTATTACTATTCCAATTATTATTTCCATTTTGTTTCTCCTTATAAGAAGTCAGGTGTAGTATAAATTGCTGCACACCGACAGTTGATTGTATTACCTGCTGAACCCATTGGGTCGCCAGGATATTTTAAAAGTTCGCCACCGACAATAAATCTGCCCTCTAAAGCAGTTCTTTGTCCACTAGCTATTGAATGAGCAAGTCTTGTTCTATTATCTTGTATTGCGACCCATTCTTTCACAGTACCTCTAATTTTCATAGACTCTGCAACTGCTTCGTTTGCAAAAGATGCAACTCTATGTGTTTCAGTTCTTGATATAAGGTTTGCTCTGTAAATACCCATACCAATTAGTGCGTTTCTTAAAGCTGTTCCTGTTTCTTCAGTAGATAGACCACTGTTGTAACTCGAGTCTATAACTTTAGATATTCTTTTTCTTGTAGTATCGTCAATGCCTGTAACCCAAGTAGCTGTATTTACGTCAATAAATTCTTCTAATCTATCGTTAAATTCATCATCAAAGTCTTTTACAAAAAATTGACCTAGAGCATTCTGCTTAAAGGCATTCGCTATTACCATATATTGTACTCTAAATATTCTTTTTAGCTGTTCTATCTGTTTTCTTAATTCTATATCTAACTCTATCTGACTTCTATTACTGTATGCAATTTTTACTTTATTACCAAACTTATTAAAGAATATCTTTAAAACATTTCTAAAATTTTTTCTATATGGTTCTCTTAATCTGTTTTGTGCATACCAAGTTCTTTCCCTTGCTTGTTTAAATACACGAAGCTGACGCTTGTTAAAAATCATTTTTTTTCTTATCCTTTATTTTTTTTTCTAATACCCACTTAACCATAGAGGTTTGTGGGTCAAAACTAGATTCACTTATTTTGCAAGAAGTTAAAAGTATTAATACTAATAAACTAATGCAGTTTTTTAATGTCATAAGTATCTAAATCAAATAATTCTTTTAAGTCAGTTACATATTCTCTTTTACCAAAGTCTATACTCTGTGTTAAAAAGATATATGATGCGTGTCCTGCTGCTTCTTCCTTACTATCAAAATCACCTATTCTTACTACAACTTCAAATCTTTTTGTCTTCTTGTCTTTTTCGACATAAAGTCTAACGTCTTTCATTATGTTGATAAAGGGTGTCCACTTGGTAATAAATCCAAATCAAACTTCCCACTCCTGAATCTTCCTGTTCTAACTGCAAATAAAAAAGCATTAACTCTTGCATATGCCCACTGTTCTGGTGAATTAACACTAGGTCTTACACTACCTGGATTAGTATTATAAGCACCAACTCCTCTTTTAAAAACAGCTGATAACATTCTTAATGTTACTCTTTTGCCTTTTTTATCTCCATACTTCTCATTATGTTTATCAACTTTATTTTGTAATCCTTTTTTTACTGCAGCTGTAAGTATTTGTTTTTCTTCAATTTCATCTTCATAGAATTTATCTCTTTCTCTATCTATCTGTCCTGCTAATTTTCTTGACCAACTAAATCCTGCATCTCCACCCCATAATGCCCAAGCTATTCTGCCATTAGATGGATAACCATCTTCTCCAGGTCTAAATCCTTGTGCTTCTTTATCTACTTCGTGTCTGCTAAAAAAACTAAACATTCTTTTAACTGTGCTTGGTGATAATCTTTCTTTAGCAACTATTTGACTTGCTCTAGTAGCTCCTATTCTAGTTCCACCTCTGTTAAATTCTTTTCTCCATTCAATACCTTTTTTAGCTTCAGTAACCATACCATCTGTAGGTGTTGTATTAATGTCACTAACAGCTTTTATAATCTCGTCTATCTCGCCATATCCATCTTCTTCAATTATAATTTCTGGCTCATTTAATTCTTCTTCTACTTCTTCTGTAGGTATATCTTCACCGACATCTGTATCGTTTTCTTCGTTAGCTATGTTCAAAGGCATCAGGTTTGCTGCTACTAATAGGCTATCAGCACCATCAACTGTTTCATAACCTAATTGTTCTCTTGCTTCGTTTCTTGTTAATATCCCATTCTGAACACCAGTAACTACAGATTCAAAAACTCTTTTTCTTTGTTCTGCCATAGCTGGTATTGAGTCTATGTCGTATCTTAATTCTAAATCTTCACCGAACATTGGTGTAAGCCATTCATTAAGGTCGCCTTGAAATCTATCAAGTAAAGGAATAATTGTTTCGTTATATAATGCAAGTTTAGCTTCTGCAAAGTTTGAATAAGTTTGTGAATCAGGAATACCAATAAGCTGACTAGGTACACCAAAAACTAAAGCTATGTCTTTAGCTGACATATTTTTTAATTGTATGAAGTCCATATCTTTAGGAGATAGACCCATTTCTTTCCA